GGTATTGATTACTCTGCATTTGTAATCACAGATATCACAACCTTTCCACATAAGGTGATTGGTAAGTATAAAAACAACGAAATAAAACCAATGTTGTTTCCCAGTATCATTGTAGATATTGCAAAGGCATACAATAATGCTTTTATTTTATGTGAGGTAAATGATATTGGAGATCAGGTTGCAAGTATTATTCAATATGATTTGGAATATGATAATCTTTTATTATGTTCAATGAGAGGTCGTGCTGGTCAAATTGTAGGACAAGGATTCTCAGGAAAGAAAACACAGTTAGGTGTGAAGATGTCCAAGACGGTGAAGAAGGTAGGATGTTCTAACTTAAAAACTTTGATTGAAGATGAAAAAGTAATATTCAATGACTATGATATTATATCTGAACTTACTACATTCATACAGAAACATAATTCATTTGAAGCAGAGGAGGGATGTAATGATGACCTTGCAATGTGTCTTGTGATATATGCATGGTTAGTTCAACAAGAATATTTTAAAGAACTTACAGATCAAGATGTCAGAAAGAGAATCTATGAAGATCAACGAGACCAGATAGAACAAGACATGTCACCATTTGGATTCATTGTTGATGGAACAGAAGACCAAAGTTTTGTTGACTCTGAGGGAGACAGATGGCACGCTGACGAATATGGTGATAGGTCATACATGTGGGATTATAGATGAATATTGAAGACCAGTTTGGACTAGAACATTTACTCTTTGAACAGAGAAAATGCAAAATATGTGGTGAGATGAAAGAATTGATAAATGACTTTTACAAAACAAGAAAGGATAGGGGAAATGTACCTTCAGCATATGCTTATGAGTGTAAAAGATGTTCAATCAAAAGAGTTTCTGAGGGAAGAAGAAAAAAAGAAAAAGTAGACATTTATCCTGATTGGTAGAGTTCACGTCATGTTTCCCCATTTAGAGAGGTAGCATTTCATAAATAAATTTAGTAAAACAACGTGGAACTTCGGAGAAAAACATGGCTGGCATAGGTTTAGTATCTCCAGGCGTTAAGGTTAGGGAAGTTGACCTTACGGTTGGTAGAATTGACTCCATAAGTGATCAGACAGGTGCGATAGTAGGCCCCTTTGAAAGAGGCCCTGTATTACAACCTTTGCTTGTCGAGAATGAGCAAGATATGATCGATCTTTTTGGAAAACCAAAAACAAACGATAGACAATACGAATATTGGTACACCGCTTCAAACTATCTACAGTATGGTGGTATATTAAGAATCGTTAGAGCAGACGGTGCGAATTTAAATAACGCAAACGTGGGTGGAATGCCCGTAACACATCCAACAGGTATTGGATCAACTTCAAATCTTAAAATTAAATCATTTGAAGACTATCAAAATAATTTTGAAGACGCTGTTACATACAGATTAGCTGCAAGAAACCCAGGCAGTTATGCAAACGGAATGAAGGTTGCTTTCATTGATGGTGCTGCAGATCAACAACTTCACGTTACTCCTCATGTAGTAGCAAACGTCACTGTTGGTATGGCGGTTACACAACCTATCAGTGGAACAATCGTCGGCCCAGGCACAACATCAACCGCAGACGGATATATTCAAGGTATTGTTACTGGTATCGGTGTAAGTACAGTTGATGTTAAGATTGCAAATCGTGTTTCTGCTGCTGGAACAATTTTCCCAGTAACATATACAGAAGACGGAATCTTCGCATTCACAACTGGAACAAAAACAAGTAATACATTACCTGGCCCTGGCGTTCTATTTTCAAGTAGTTCTTCAACTATTGCAAACCCTGATGCTGGTATTTCAACTTGTGCAACAGTCTTCCAAGTAGATGACTGGTATGATAATCAGTTCATTCAATTAAAGAATGGTGCATTACAGTGGAAAGAGATTGCTGAAAAACCAGGCACAAGTGGATACTCTGCTGCAAGAAATGGTTCTAATGATGAACTTCACATTGTAGTTGTTGATGATAGTGGAAAGATTTCTGGAGCAACAGGTGCAATTCTTGAGAAGTTTGCATTCCTATCAAAAGCAGATGATGCAAAGAACGCTTTTGGTGATGCGATCTACTATAAGAACTTTATTGCAGAAAGATCTAATAATATCTTTGTTGGAATCGCAACTGGAAACGGTTCAATCGCATCTGGTATTCTAACTGCATTCACTCCATCATCTACCTCAGATAATACTTGGAGTCAAGATGCACAGGATATAGACTTCAACTTTGTAGGTAACAAACTCTATGAATTACAAGGTGGTAAAGACTACTCTGGTGTAAGCACAGAGGGTGGTTATTCTTGTTCACTTGGTTCAATCATGGGTGGTTATGAAATCTTTGAGAACGAGGCAGAATATGCGATCAACTTCTTACTTCAAGGCCCTGGCATCACAGGTAGTCAAACAGAATCACAAGCAAAAGCAAACAAATTGATTGCAATTGCAGAGGCAAGAAAAGATTGTTTAGCAGTTATCTCTCCAAATAGAGAGACAGTTGTTAATGTAACAAATGCAAAACAACAAACTAAGAACGTCATACAGTTCTATGATCCAATTACATCATCATCTTTTGCAGTCTTTGACTCTGGTTATAAGTATCAGTTTGATAGATTTAACAACACATTCAGATTTATGCCACTGAACGGTGACATTGCTGGATTGATGGCAAGAACATCTGAAGAACAGTTCCCTTGGTTCTCACCCGCTGGGCCTCAGAGAGGAAATATTTTAAATACCGTTAAACTTGCATATAATCCTAATAAGGTAGAAAGAGATTCTTTATATGTGAAGAGAATCAACCCAGTGATATTCTCACCTGGCGGTGGATTCCTTCTATTTGGTGATAAGACAGGATTAGCGATTGCGTCTGCATTTGATAGAATTAACGTTCGTCGTCTATTCTTGAATCTAGAGGCAAGAATCGAAATTGCTGCAAGAACTCAACTCTTTGAGTTCAACGATGAAATCACAAGAGCGAACTTCCGTAATATTGTGGAACCGTTCCTCCGTGGTGTTCAAGCAAAACGAGGTATTACTGACTTCGTTGTGATTTGTGATGAAACAAATAACACACCTGATGTAATTGATGCAAACGAGTTTAAGTGCGATATCTTTATCAAACCAGCACGTTCAATTAACTTCATCGGTCTAACCTTTGTTGCAACTAGGACTGGAGTTAGCTTCTCTGAAGTCATTGGTCGAGTTTAATCAAAGTCCCACTAAATAACAAAAGGAGTTAAAAAAGAAAAATGGCAACATTTAACCAAAGAAACATAACAGAGTTTCGATCCAGACTATCTGGTGGTGGTGCAAGAGCTAATTTATTTGAAGTTGACATTGCTTTTCCAGAGGAACTAGGAATAAACTTAACAGACGTATCTGATAAAGTTCCATTTCTAGTTAAGGCTGCTGAGATACCAGCATCAAACTTAGGTAATATTCCAGTTCCATATAGAGGTCGTGTTCTTCCTGTTGCTGGAGACCGCACCTTTGATCCTTGGACAGTGACTATTATTAATGATACTGATTTCATAATCAGAGATGCGATGGAAAAATGGAGTAATTCAATTAATGATTTACAGACAGCTCAAGGTACAATTAGTCCAGAAGTTTATCAAAGATCTGCTGAAGTTTTTCAATTAAGTAGAGAAGGAGCTAATCCTGGCGATCCAGAAAAAATACTAAGAACATACAAGTTTGAAGGAATTTATCCTAATACAGTGAGTTCTATTCCACTTGATTTTGGTGCAACAGATCAAATTGAAGAGTTCCAAGTAACATTCAACTACCTATTCTATGAAGTAGCTGGCCCAACAGGTAGTTTCTAGTTGATAAATATCACAGTTTAAGTTATAATATAAATACCACTATAGGTATAGAAGTTATACTATGGCACAACTTTTTGGTTTCTCGATTGATGATTCGTATAAGAAACCGTCACCATCAGTAGTTTCGCCTGTCCCCAAAAATAATGAGGACGGTGCGGACTACTATTTGGCGTCTGGATTTTATGGGCAATATCTTGATGTAGAGGGCGTATTTAAAACAGAATATGATTTGATTCGTAGATATCGTGAGATGTCACTTCATCCCGAAGTTGATTCTGCGATAGAAGATATATTATGCGAAGCGATAGTTGCAGATCAAAATGATTCACCGATTCAAATTGATCTAGAAAATTTAAAGGCTGGAGATAGAATAAAAAAAATTATTCGTGATGAGTTTCAGTATATCAAAGAGATGCTGGATTTTGACAAGAAAGCACATGAGATATTTCGTAACTGGTATGTAGA